CCGTTTCAGACGTATTAAAAGAGTATGAACTAAATAATGATATATCTGTTTGGGAACACAATAGTAGATTAGTATGGAATGACGAACAAAATTTTTACGAAGGAGATTACCACCCAAATCTTCTTGGGTACAAAATAATTGGACAATACATATATGAGAGTATAGCAGATAAAATATGACAGCTCAGCATTATTTAATTGAAAAATATCTGAATGATTTTATAAAAAAAATTGGTAGATATAACCCTACTTTGCCATCTGAAACCAATTACTATGCGGTTATAGTCGAACCAAGAATTGACCCCAAAATGTTATCAATAATAAAAAATCATTTATTTTTTTTAAATGAAAATAACTCAAACATAAAATGGGGGCTACAAGTTTTTCATGGAATTGACAATCAAGATTTTATCTATGATATCTTAAAAGATATTGAGAATGTGAAATATGTTAACACGGGAGTCAAAGATTTTAATAAAATAGAATATAATCAATATATGAAATCTAATGATTTTTGGTCACTTGTTGAAGGGGAAAAAATACTAACATTTCAATTAGATACTTTACTACTAAGATTCGGAATTGATGAATTTTTAGGGTATGATTATATAGGTGCACCATGGTCAAAACCAAAAGAAAATAGATTTATAGGTAACGGAGGACTATCATTAAGAACCAAAGATGTTATGTTAGAAATAACCAAAAATCATAAAGACTATGAGCCAAGGTGGGAAGATATTTTTTTTGTTAAATGGTTAGATAGTTATAACTTACCTGATATTGAAACCGCAATGAAATTTAGTACTGAAATTTTATTTCACCCTAATACATTTGGATTACATAATCCAATCAATATCTCTCCACATTTATTGGATTTGATTTTAAATAAATCAATTAATAACCTTTGAAACCTAAGTTTTTTTATTATACTATAGATATGAAGTTAAATTATAAATGGCCGCTTATAAACGACAATATTTCAAATTCAGATAGAGTTGCTCTCAGTGAGTTTTTATTATCAAATCAACGGCTAACGAATGGTGAAAAGGTAAAAGAATTTGAAAAAATTTGGTCGAATTGGTTAGGGGTCAGAAGTTCCACAATGTTAAATTCTGGGTCTTCAGGAAATTATATTTCAATTGCTATAGTAAAAGAATTACTTGGTATTGGTGAGGTTATTGTGCCACCACTTGGTTGGGTATCAGATGTTTCATCGGTAGTACAACTTGGAATGACTCCCGTTTTTGTTGATATATCACTAGATAACCTATCTATAACGACAGAGAACATTAAACAAGCAATCACTGACAAAACCAAAGCAATTGTAATTGTACATTGTTTAGGTTTTAATGCGATTGATGATGAGTTATTACAAATTGTAAAAGAAAAAAATATAATTTTGATAGAAGACTGTTGTGAGTCACATGGTGCATGCTACAACGGGAAAAAGGTTGGTTCATTTGGTGATATTTCTGTTTTTTCTTTTTTCTTTGGACATCATATAACAACCGTTGAAGGTGGAATGATATCGACAAACAATGAAAAAATAAATGAATTGGCTAAACTATTCAGATCACACGGAATGACTAGAGAGGTCTCAGAAGAGACTCAAGACCATTACCAAAATAATTACCCAAATCTAAACCCACTTTTTACGTTTGTTGTACCTGGATTTAATATGAGAAGTACCGAAATGAATGCGGTACTTGGAATTGAACAAATGAAAAGGATTGATTATAACGTTGAAAAAAGAAGGCACAATATTAATGTATGGTTAAATAATTTAGATAAAAATAAATTTAAAACGGATTTTGATTTAGAGGGTAATAGTAATTTTGCTTTACCTCTAATTATAAAAGAAGATTACAAAAATAGATTTCATAAGAATGATGATTTTAATGGTGTGTGTGACATTTTATTTTTAGAGGATGTCGAGTATAGACTAGGGACTTCGGGTGGTGGAAATCAAGTGTTACAACCCTATTTAGAGAAATGTAACTATCGAGTTGTTGGGGAATTGGATAATGTTAATTATGTCCACAACTATTCATTGTATATTGGAAATCATACGGACTTGACCGATGAACAAATTATAAACTTAACAAAAAAATTGAATGATGTTTGAGAATCAAAAAGTATTAGTCACAGGCGGATCAGGAATGATTGGAAGACAGCTTGTTAAAAAATTAGTGATGAAAGGGGCTAAAGTCACTATTGCGGATTTAACGCAACCTATAGATTTACCTAATAATGTTGAGTTTGTGAAGACAGATTTAAGGTTTTTTGATAATTGTTTAGAGATTTGTAAAGGTAAAGATTATGTATTTCATTTGGCGGGAGTCAAAGGTTCTCCTCAGATGTGTATAAATCAACCAGTTGATTTTATGACTCCTATGTTGCAGTTCAATACTAACATGACTCAAGCGGCATTTGAATCTGATGTCAAATGGTATTTGTTTACAAGTTCAGTGGGGGTATATGCACCATCTGAAATTTTTTATGAAGAAAGTGTATGGGGGACTTTTCCTTCTCCGAATGACGTTTATGCTGGATGGACGAAAAGAATTGGTGAATTACAAACTGAAACTTATAAAAAACAATACGGGTGGGACAGGATATCTATAGTTAGACCCGCAAACGTTTATGGACCTTATGATAACTTTAATCCTGCTAATGCCATGGTTGTCCCTTCATTGATACGTAAAGCTCAAGAGAACGATGTTTTAGATGTTTTTGGAGACGGGTCTCCAATTCGTGATTTTATTTATGCTGAAGATGTTGCGGAAGGAATGATTTTTACAGTCGAAAATAAAATTACTGAACCTGTTAACTTGGGTTCGGGTGAAGGTAATTCAATTAAAGAACTTGTTGAATTAGTCATCAAACATTCAGGAAAAGATATTGATGTTAAGTGGTATACCGATGTACCGAGTGGTGATAAACAAAGATTGATGAGTATGAATAAGATGAACAAATATGGGTTCAAAAGTCATACTTCATTGGAAGATGGGGTTAAAAAAACTACAGAGTGGTTTTTGAACAACAAAGACATTTTAGATAAACGATATAATCCATTTGTGAACCATTAATATGAGTGAATTTTTCAAAGGTAAAAAGGTTGTTGTTACCGGTGGATCTGGATTTATTGGTACACATTTCCTAATGAAATTAGTGGAAATGGGAGCGGATATTAGAACACATGTACATAAAAATCCATTACAATATGAACATAACCATATTCAAGTTCTTCATGATATAGATTTAATGAAATTGGAGGACTGCGTTAAATTGACCGAAGGTGCTGATTATGTAATTCATTGCGCGGGGGAAGTTGCCCACCCATCCTCAGTGCCAACCGATGTACAAATATCACTTAAACAATTAAATCTAATTGGGAATGTGTTAGAAGCATGTGCAAAAAATAAAGTAAAACGATTTTTAGATTTAAATAGTTCAACTGGATATCCCGATATCAGAAGACCAATAACTGAAGATGAATATTGGGTTGATGAACCTTACATATCATACTATGGATATGGTTGGATGAGAAGATATAGAGAAAAGTTAATGGAACATGTGTCAAAATTCTCTGGTTTAGAAATTGCGCTGGCAAGATGTACTGCAATATTTGGCCCGCACGATAATTTTGATTTAAAAACTTGTCATGTTGTCCCTGCATTAATTAAAAGAGTACTTAGTGGTGAGAATCCATTTATTGCTTGGGGTAGCCCAAATGTTGTAAGAGATTTCTTATATGTGAAAGATGTGGTTAATGGTGCGTTATTGATTTTGGAAAAGGGTGAATCTATGAAACCATATAATTTGGGATATGGAAACGGAGTCACAATTGGTGAAATATTGAACACCATACTCAAAGTTACGGGTAAAAATCCTGAGGTTATATGGGATGAATCTAAACCAACTACAATACCATTTAGAGCGGTTAGTATTGATAGAATAAAAAACGAATTAGGATTTAATTCAAAATATACTTTTGAAGAGGGAATCAAAGAAACCATTAAATGGTATACCGAAAATGAAAAATAATCTATTTGTAATTGGTGATAGTTTTTGCAGAGATAGTTTCTATGTTAAAGCGGAATTAAACCAAAATAAATGTTTTTGGGCTCAAGACCTATCTGATAAATTAGGTACGGTTTTAATATGTGATGGAGAACCAAGTAGAGATGTACAGACCATTATTGATAATTGGATTAAGGTACTTTCATCAATTAATACAGAAGATTATTTAGTTATTTGTATTCCTTTTTTCAAACGAACTAGATTACCATTATCTGAAAAGGATTATCAATTATTTGAAAAAGATGGGGTAAAATATACAAATAGATTTGTTGGGACTTCATCGTACAATAATAAGGATACTGAAATTGAAACTTTTGGTAAACAATATGATTGGAAAACATTTGAAAACGATTTAAGAATACAAGAAATTATAAATGGATCTAAAGCAAGTCAATTAAATCAAATTGAGGTAATTGAATCACTTAATGATTTGACTAATGGAAAAACATTCGTATTTTCTTGGGACAACATGGATTTTAAATCTCATGTTATAGAGGACAAAGATGTGTTGACAAAAAATATTGGAGAATGGGAAACTCATAGGGACGTGTTTTACCAATCAAATGGTAAACATGGTTTAGAGAATGACATACATTGGAGTTACAGAATGAACGATTTGTTTTCTGAATATTTGTATAAAAAATTTACAACATGAATATATTAATAACAGGTGTCTTAGGTATGGTTGGTTCACATATGTTGGATTTTTTATTAGAAAAATCGGGCATTAAAATTTATGGATTTTGTAGATGGAATGAATCTATGGATAATATCGAGCACCTAACAGATGTTATTAATAAAAAAGAAAAGATTGAATTAATATATGGTGATTTAAATGATTATGCGTCAATCGTTAATGCGATACAAATATCTAAACCTGACTATGTTTTTCATTTGGGGGGTCAATCATATCCACAAACAAGTTTTGATTCGCCATTAGAGACTTTACAAACAAACATATTAGGTACTGCAAATTTATTAGAAGCGCTTAGAAAATCTCCATATAAAGATGCTATGATACATGTCTGTTCTTCAAGTGAAATTTTTGGTAGGGTGACAAAAGATAAATTACCGATTAATGAAGAATGTTCTTTACATCCTGCATCACCATACGCAATATCAAAAGTCGGTACTGATTTAATTGGTCGTTATTATGGTGAAGCGTATAATATGATGGTAATGACAACAAGAATGTTTACTCATACTGGACCAAGAAGGGGTGATGTTTTTCATGAATCAACATTCGCGAAACAAATTGCAATGATTGAATGTGGTTTACAAGAACCAAAAATCATGGTTGGTAATTTGGAGTCGACAAGAACATACGCGGATGTTAGAGACGCTGTTAGGGCATATTGGATGTTGTTGACTATAAATCCATCACCTGGATCGTATTATAACATTGGTGGGACATATACTTGTAAAGTTGGAGAAACTTTAAATTATCTATTATCTAAATCAACCGTAAAAGATATTGAAGTAGTCATAGACTCAAATAGACTTAGACCGATTGACGCAGATTTACAAATACCTGATACAACAAAATTTAGAGAATTAACTGGATGGGAACCCATAATAACTTTCAATAAAACAATGGACGACCTTTTGGATTATTGGAGAAAAAGAATAAATAATGGTCGTAAATTCTTAAATAGATAAAAATGAAAGAACGTAAGTACTTACCAACATTGGCTGAGTTGATTGATAGATTAAGTATTTCACAATTAAAAGAGCAATTCATATCTGAACATAAAGAAGAATATGCCCAAGAAATCAGAGATATAAAGCATGATATTGATTTGATATTAGAAAATTCAGATGAAATAATTAGTGCTGATACAGTAAGGGCGATTGTAGTTTTAGCTCAAACTAATTTACATATTTGGCACAACGAGTCCAACTATAGAAAATATGGTAAAACTGAAAATATTAATTTAGAATTAACACACGGATTAAACGGTGTTAGAAATACTGCCAAAAATAAAATACAAGAAATCGTTGGTGGTAGAAAAGATTATAAGACAGATTGTTTAGCCTCAGAGTTCAAGGATTGGGGTATTAGTTGGGAATAAAAAATATTTTATGTTAAACGAAAAAGAAATTTTTGATTGGAAATATAAGGGTTATTTATTAAAAAATATCTTATCACAAAATGATGTTGATGAGATTAATAACGAACTGAATAATCTAAGAATTGAAAGAAATAAAAAAGATTCATCATGGGGTGAATATGGTATATATTCGCACCCACACAAAGAATCTGAATTAATTTTAAAATATTTTGGGCACCCTAAAGTAATTGAAATTCTTGAGATTATATTAAACAATAAAATTGAAGGGATACAAAGCCACGCTTATTTTAAACCACCTGGTGAAATGGGTAGAGACGCACATCAAGATGGTTTTTATACTGAATCTGGTTGGGGAAATTCGATAAATGTAATTTTTTGTTTAGATGATAGCGACCAGTCAAACGGGTGTCTGTGGTCATATGAATCATCACACTTTTTACCTATACTGCCCACTGAAATTGATGAGGAAAGAATAAAAACAAACCCAACATTTTGGAAAAACGAAAGAGGTAAGGGATGTGTGATGCCGCAAAATCATAATTTTAATAAAATATATCATGAATGTAAATCTGGTGATGTTTTATTTGCTCATAATTATTTAGTTCACGGTTCTGAGGATAATAATTGTGAAAATTATAGAAGATCAATTGTGATGAGCTATAAAACAATTGGGTCAAACCTAAGACAGGGTGGACAAATGAAACGAGAACCATTTGATGTCTATGAAATTAGAACAAAATACAGGAATTTATGAATGAAAAAAAATGGAATGATTTTGATGTAAGACCATCTAAAATTTTTGGATACGAAGTTCCTGTCTATACTCCATCTATATTCAGAGAATTCAGGGGTGAGATTTTTACAACCTATCATTCTGAGGACCATCCTGTGATGAGCCAAATTAACTACAATAAGAACGAACTCTCAATTCACGGAAGATTTTCAAAATCATACAAAGGAGTTTTAAGAGGTTTACATTACGATGATAAAACATGGAAACTAGTACAAGCGTTAGTTGGTGACATATATTTAGTTGTGTTGGACATAAGAGAAAATTCACCTAATTATGGAAAATGGGATTGGTTTTTAATTTCAGAAAAAAATAGAGACCAAGTTTTAGTTCCTCCAGGTTTTGCAAATGGGCATTATGCGTTAACTGATTGTGTGTTTCATTACAATATGTTGTATAAAGGAGAATATGTTGATTCAATAAACCATGGAGTGGCAAAATGGAACGACCCAAAATGGAATATAGAGTGGCCGTCAAATAACCCGATACTTCAAACGAAAGACAAATGATTAAAAATTTAGAGAATTATCCAATAGTAAGGGAACAAAAATTAACTTCACAAGATTTAATAAATTTTGAGGATTTAATTGTTAGTCATTGGGAAGGAGGTAAAATCAGAGGACCAGTACATTTATCAAACGGAAATGAAGACCAGCTGATAGAAATCTCTAAAAGAATATATCCATCTGATTGGGTTTTTTCTACGTGGAGATCACATTATCACGCCTTAGTAAAAGGTATTTGTCCCATTTGGTTAGAAGACCAAATTTTAAAAGGCAAATCAATTACAATTTGTAACCCAAAAGATAAGTTTTACTCTTCGGCAATTGTTGGAGGAACACTATCAATCGCATTAGGAGTGGCGATGAGTATTAAACAAAGTGGTGGGGGTGAAAAGGTATGGGTATTTGTTGGAGACATGAGTTTTGAAAGCGGGATATTTTATGAAGTACATAAGTATGCAAGAAACTTTGATTTACCACTTTATTTTGTTGTGGAAGATAATGGAGTTTCAACCTATACCCCAACAGAGGCAACATGGAATAACATAAAAAAAGATATACCAAACGATGTAATTTGGTATCAATATAAATCAAAATACCCGCACTATGGAACTGGTAAATGGGTTGTGTTTTAAATTAAATAATATGACATATAAAGAAACACTTTCACAAATTATGACCGATTTATCTAATGATGATAACACTGTTTTTATTGGTCAACAAATAGTTTACAGAGGGAATCCTATGAGTACAACACTTGATGATGTACCCAAAGAAAAGATGATTGAGGTTCCAGTTATGGAAGAAACGCAAATGGGAATGAGTTTGGGTTTGGCGATGACAGGTAAAAGAGTTATAACATTTTACCCAAGATGGGATTTTTTAATATCTGCGTCAAATCAATTAGTAAACCATGTAGACAAACATGAGTTAATAACAGGTGAAAAAGTTCACATTATCATTAGGGTTGGCAAAGGGTCTGAAACACCATTAGATCCGGGACATCAACATAAAGCAAACTACATAGAGGAATTCAAATCTATGTGTAAACATATTAAAATTTTTGATTGTAAAACTATCGAAGATGTAAAATTACATTATCAATTTGCAAAAGATAATGTTGGTGTGTATATTATAAATGAGTATCCGGAATTGTATCATAATAAAACAATTTTAAATCTCATAACCGATGAATCGAATGAACGTACTAACACATTTATGGTTGAAGATTTTATGAAGGATGGTTGGTATGAGATTGAAAATTATAAGATATGTGATGTTAGTGAAATATCAGAGAGAAAAGATGAAAATTTTTACCATTTGGTACATGTAAATTATTATTTGTCACAATATATTATAGAGCATAAAGATCTACCATTATCAGAAGAAATTAAACTTTTATTGAAAAAAAATAAAAACTTTAAAGTTATTTTTTTAACAGAACATGAATGTGACATGGAAGATGTCATAAAAATTACAGATTATCAACTTAAGATGATTGGTATACCAACAGAACAAGTTTTTATTATTAATGGTAATCAATTACTACCACAATTAAAAAATGAGATAAATTCTAAAATAAATGTTCATGTGTCGAACAGACTTCCATTGGTAATTACAAAAAATATTGTAAATTCTTGTGACGGTTATCCCTTTAAGATTAATAAAGAAAAAACATTCATGTGTTATAATAGAAACTTAACTATGCATAGATTAGGTATTCTTACGGCATTAAAACACCATAATTTATTAGATGATACCGATTGGTCTTTCTTACGAGGAAATAGACTTGCGGACGTGAAATTAGAAAATGGGGATATAGACTCTAATATTTTGTTAAACGTGTTTGACAGTGATTTAATCAATGAAACAAAAAATAGTTTAAACTTTTTTAAAAATATTAATATTAAAAAAAGTGAGTTTGAAGATTATGATATTGATACTCTTGGAGGAGGTCAAGATTGGGATATAATGTTTGAAAAAAATCCTTACAAACATTCATACATTAATATTGTTAATGAATCTCAGTTTGAAAAAGATAATTTGATTCACATTACCGAGAAGACATTAATTCCGTTTTATTATTCACAGTTCCCATTAATTGTTGCTACCCATCATCACATTAAAAAGACAAAAGAACTATATGGATTTGATTTTTTTGAAGATTTCTTTGATTTAAGTTATGATAATGAACCAAATCCACAAAAAAGAATGAGAATGGTTATTGATGAAATTGTAAGAGTTAGTCAGAAAAAAAATCAATTACAGGGATTTTACCAAAGTTCAAAAAAAAGATTCAAACATAATAAAGATATTGTTACAAGTTTATATGATGATAAAACAGACTATAACTTTTTTCAAAGTTTAATAAATTTTCAGTAATGTACATACTCGGAATTTCATCGTTTTATCACGATTCATCCGCCTGTCTATTCAAAGACGGGGAGTTGGTGTTTGCTTGTGAAGAGGAAAAATTTACGGGAATTAAACACGATAGTTCTTTTCCAATTAATACAATTGAATACATCTTTAGTCATTATAGTATAACCTATGATGATATTGAAATGGTTTGTTATTATGAAGACCTCAATCTGAAACTAAAAAGAGTACTGAGTAACATCAAGAAAAACTTTTTTACATCACCGAAATATTCTTTAAAATCTTTAGTTAAAATCTTGAAAAATATCTCAGATGTAAATAAACATTTGAGACCATTTAAGGGAAAAGTATTTTACTCCGAACACCATTTGGCTCATCAGTATTATTCTTTTTTCACTTCCGATTTTGAAAGGGCAATTTCTTTATCCATTGATGGTGTTGGTGAAATTGATACATTATCCTATGGGTTAGCGGATGATGATGGAATTGAATATCATTCTTTAGGAAAATATCCTCACTCACTAGGACTTTATTATTCTACGATGACTTCTTTTTTAGGGTTTAAACCTAATGAAGGGGAATATAAGTTGATGGGATTAGCGTCTTATGGAAACCCATCACAGTACATAGGAAAACTAAGGTCCTTAATCAAGTTTGAAAAGGGTGAATTGTTTTGTGATATGAATATTTTTTGTTGGGATAGATCGAATAGATTAATGTTTGATGAAAAGTTGTCTGAGTTTTTGGGTATTCTACCAAGACTCACGGAAGAGGGAATCAAACCAGTTCATCAAAATCTCGCGGCTGCGGTTCAACTTAGATATGAAGAAGTTTTGTTCGATATTATTAAAAGTTTGAAGAATCTTGGTAGTACAAATCTTTGTTTAGGAGGAGGTTCCGCGTATAATGGTACTGCGAATGGAAAGATAGTTCCTAATTCTGATTTTGAAAAAATTTGGATACCAGTTGCTCCGTCAGATGCTGGTTCATGTGTCGGAGCTTGTATCCATTATCTTGTGAAAAATAAAAAGTTAAATAAGAGAGTAACAAAAAACCCATTTTTAGGGCCTGAGTATAATATTGAAGATTATCTTAATAATTTTAAAAATTTAAATTTTATAAAATTTGATGATAATATTAAATTAATACGATCTATCGCGGAAAAAATCAATGAAGGTAAGGTAATTGGTTGGTATCAAGACAAAATTGAATTTGGTGCGAGAGCACTTGGTAACAGGTCTATCTTAGCAGACCCAACACTTGCAGATATGAAGTCGAGAATAAATCGATTAATTAAAAAAAGAGAAGGGTTTAGACCTTTTGCTCCCATGGTTATTAAAGAGAAACAGGATGAGTTTTTTTATGTGGCCGATGATGTACCATATATGAATCAAATCGTAAAAGTTAAAGAACAATACGCTGATAAGTTGTCGGCAGTCGTTCACGTTGATGGAACCTCAAGAATACAAACGGTATATAAGGACACCATGATTTATGACTTATTATTGGAATTTGAAAAATTAAGTGGATTTCCGATTATATTGAATACATCCTTTAATGTAAAAGATAAGACAATGGTATTAACTCCAAATGACGCGGTAGAAACCTTCAAGGATACTGATTTGGATTTACTAGTCATCGATAATTATATAATACACAAAATACTATGAAAAAAATTATAGATTGGTTCCTTAAAAAAATTAAAGACCGCAAAAGGAAAAAAGAATTAAAAAAGAAAATTGAAGAGTTGAAAAAGAGAGACCCTTTTATTTATAATCATTAAATTATAAAATGAAACAAATTTTAATCACCGGAGGAGCTGGATACCTCGGTTCGGTTTTGGTAGATAAATTATTAAATAGTGGTTATGAAGTAACTGTATTAGATAATTTGATGTATAATCAAACATCCCTAATTCATTATTCTTATAATAAGAATTTCCATTTTATTTATGGGGATGTCAGAGATACTAATTTATTAAAAAAACTCGTGCCACTATTTAATATGGTTATTCCACTTGCAGCAATCGTAGGATTTCCTGCATGTGATAGAGATAAAGTTCTTGCAACCGCAGTAAATTACCAACACGTTAAAGAAATATGTGATTTAGTTCGTGGTACTAATATAAAAGTAGTATATCCAAATACAAATAGTGGTTATGGGATAGATGAGAATGGTGAGTGTACTGAAGAAAGTCCACTTAACCCAATTTCGCACTATGGGGTGACCAAAGTTCTTGCCGAGAAAGAGGTTCTTAATATCGGTGGAATTTCAATAAGACTTGCCACTGTATTTGGTTCATCACCACGAATGAGAATGGATTTATTGGTTAATGAATTTGTTTATAAGGCATTAACAGACAAGTACATTACTATTTTTGAGAAAAATTTTAAACGGAATTACATTCATATTAGAGATGTTGCGAAGACATTCGAATATATGATAGAAAATTACGAAAAATTTCAAGGAGAAGTGTTTAATTTAGGGTTGACATCTGCTAATTTAACCAAGGCCCAATTGGTAGAAAAAATTAAAGAATTTGTTCCTGATTTTATAATCACTTATTCTGATTTTTATCAAGACCCTGATAAACGAGATTATTTAGTTTCAAATGCTAAAATAGAATCTACTGGATGGCATCCTGATTGGAGTTTAGAGGATGGGATTGAAGAATTAATTAAAACATACACAATTTTAATACAAGATTTATCATCAAAATATAGAAATGGATTTCCATTAGGTTATGGCACAAGGACATAGTATATTTTACAAAGAAAGACAAATATGGAAATTAATAATTTTGACTATTATTTAAATGAATATAAAAAATAAGTTATGAAAAAAACAGACAAGATTTTAGTTACAGGGGCAAGTGGATTTATTGGATCACATTTGTTAAGATTACTTTGGGAAAAGGGATATAAAAACCTTCGTTCAACATCATTTAGTAGAGATTTAAGAGGTGATTTTGAAGGTTGGGAAGATATACAACATTTTCAAGGGGATTTACAAACAAATTTTTTTTGTGAAAATGTGACAAAAGATGTTGATGTAGTTTTTCATTGCGCTGCAAATACTTCGAATGCATTAGATACAAAAGAAAATCCACTTTTACATGTTACTCCAAATGTTGAGATGAATGTAAATCTTATGGAACAATCTTGGAGAAATGGTGTGAAGAAATTTTTATTTATTTCATCTAACACAGTTTATCCTGATATGAAAGATGAATTTTGTACTGAAGATATAAACGTTCATGCGACTCCTACATTTCCTATTTACGGGGCAGTTGGTAATATGAAAAGATATGGTGAATTGTTATGTGATTATTTTTCACATCAAATTCATAATCCAATGCAATGTTTGATTGTAAGACCTTCAAATGCATTCGGACCAAACGATAAATTTGATTATGAGAAATGTCATGTTACTCCGGCAAACATTCGTAAAGTCGCCGATGGATTAAATCCGATTCCGGTGTGGGGAGATGGGACGGAGGTAAGAGATTTACTTCATGTTGAAGATATGGTAGATGGATTTATTTGGGTTGCTGAAAATAACGATAAATTTAATATATTTAATGTTGCGTATGGAGAAGGATTTAGTGTTAATGAAGTATTGAGTTGGATTAAAGAAATTGATGGAAATGATAATCCAATTGAATTCGTAAACAACAAAGCACCAATGATTCCGGTTCGTTTATTATCTTCAAAGAAAATTAATGAATATGGTTGGAAACCAAAAAGAAACTTAAAAGAAGCTTTAAAAGAAACCATTGAATGGTATAAATTAAATAAAAATCAATATAACCCAAATTCAAAACCTTAATGCAAGTTGAGGTTTTTTTATTAATTATTTTCAATATTAAATTAATGTTTTTTTGTTAAAATCACATTGAAGTAATTTAAACAAATCTTTAAGTTCATTAACTTTAAAAAAATTTAAGTAGTTGTGTACTACTACATCTCTCATTTCATTCTTTAATTCTTTCAATTCATCCAAATTTAATTCAGATATAGTTTCCATCACCTTTACTATTTTATTAAATCTGATTTTTAAGTCAAGTTCGGAATCATAACTCTCATCCCACCACTTATCAAATGTTTTATAACCCAACTCATGTAGTTTATTTAAAGTAAAAGGATTTCCAAATACAATAAAAGGTTGACATAGGTAGATGGGTTTATATGTTTTTTCAGATATGAAAATTGAATCACTATCATATAGAGTTTCAGTGACTATATTTAAAAAACTTTTCAAATGTGCATCAACATTTAGTCGTGCACCTCCACCTATTTTTTGATTATCCCAACTCGGAACATCATAATAATAGTTTTTATCAACACCTCGTAATGTTGTAATAGATTTATTTTTAAATTTTGAATTAGTAGTTAATTCATTAAACATTAATAATCTATTTTCTCTAGCTATACCATTAAAACACAAAAAATGGAATTCAAAATTAGTATTTAAAAATTTCTCATATTCGGTTTGATATAATTTTACTTTTATGGAATCTAATTTGGATACTGGTAAAAAGTTTATATGGTTACCAAAATAATTGTAATTGATTATAGTAAAATTATTATTTAAAAATTGGATTAGGTTTGAGGTAATGACAATAACATCATCTTTAGAAAAATTATATTTTTGACATAAATCGTTTATCCAATTCACACATGATGTATTGAAATATCCTTCAAGTAAATAAGCAAAAACAACTTTACATTTTTTGAGTTTAATTGATGTTATTAATTTATCATCTAATTTAATAGTTTTATGATTGTCAAATAACTTATCATCAAATAGTAGTATAGGATATATAAAATTTAAATTATTTTTAATAAAAAAATGAATAGTATTTTCTTTGAAATTACCTAAAGTATTATCTAATAAATTTGAAATGTTTGTTTTACCATCAATAATCCAATCAGGTTCGATATTATAATTGTGTAAATTTAGATGAGATAAATCATCATATCCAACATTTATTAATAAGTTTTTTAAATCACTCATATCAATTCGGGTTCAAAATACTTCTTATAAAAAATTTCAGATAATGATTTATGTGATTTGAATGAAAGATGATAATCTACTATTTGTCCTTTAGTTGCATCTTTTATAGTTTCAAGACTTTTTAAATCAGTCTGAACATTCCATAAAATTACTTTTCCACATCCCTTTTGTATGAGGAGTTTTTTAATCCATTCAAATCTTTTTATTTGTCTATTCTTATATAGAATGTTATCTGCAAAGTAATACTGGAAATTTATGATGGTTTCAAATTCATCATTAGTTAATCCATTTTCGGTTTTACTTTTTGAAAAATCGTGAACTATGGATTCAAAATGATTATTAATTGGTACATCAAATCGATGGGGGTGTGTCATTCCAATAAACACATAATCACCACTATTTATTTTTTCCCACTTATCAATTATAGTATCTATGATTGTATCATTTGAACTTCCATTCTTTCCAAGATTTTTTAGTTCAACATTTAATTTATCACTTAACCATACTGGCCAAATCCCATCTCCTGATTTGTAATACTTTTCATAATACTCATCACTCGAATGACATCCATGTCCTGCAGTATTACTATCTCCAAATGTCCATAACTTATTCATATTGCATTTGATAACCAATACTTTCAACTAATTCAAACACAACATCATTCCAATCTTCTATTTCAACATGAATTGAATTATATTTTTCTAGTATAATACCACTAACTTTTCTATAAAACCAAGTTGGTGCGTATTTTGGTCTTGGTGTTTGTTTAGTAACATATAGATTATATCCAAAACAAGTATCTGACGTAATTTCTTTAAACCAAACATATCCAATCGGGATATCGTTTAGTTTTAATAAAAACAAATATTGACCTGAATTGATTCTATTTTTACACTCATCTATATCAAACATTCCATCCCATTTATATTCTAAATTAAAGGAATCGATTAGGGATTGAATATCGGAAATATAATTTTGGATATCTACTATATGATGTATAGTTAATTCTTCTTTTATAAAAGTATCTGTATGTAAAATGTAGTTTTTCATCAGAATAGTGTTTTTGTACTTTTTACTTCATCGTAAGGTAAATAAATTGAATCATATTTTTCTCTAAATTTATCATTAAGTTCTAATTTTGAATCAAAGTGATTACTACTATTTAAATGAATTAACTTAAAATCCATATCTAATTTTTTAGATACCCACTCTTCTAATTTGTATAATTCATTAAAATCAAACCATATTATATTAGGGTCATGATTATGCCATTTTGAATAGGGAGATATCAAAATTCTTAACATTTGTTTTTCAACCTCATGAACCGTTAACTTATGGGTTTTTATAAAAATTTCAATAACTTCTTCTACACTTTCTACTGATTGTAAATCATTTGTTTTATAGAATAATAATTCGTCAATAGTAAGATTTGATAATTTATTAACTGCATCTAAATTATTATATCCATCAAACTTTTTTAATAGGTGCTTCCATAAGGATATAAATCTTTCATATTTATTTCTTCTAACAGATATGATATCATAATAATATCCAAATTTTTCTTTTAAAACACGTATCGATTCATGGTTATGAACAAACTCTTTTTCAAAGTCTTGAAAATATATTTGACTCACATCATCATACCGACTATTAATAATTTGATTATCCATATTGTAATCATTATTATAATGTTTAATATCTAAATTTTGTTTTACACACGATGCCATAAACGCAGTTGACGCACAACGTGGTAATGATACATAAATAAATTTATTTTCTACTAACATTATTATATTTAAAAAAATGTTTTTACATTTTTTATTTCATCATAAGGTAAATAAATAGAATTATATTTTTCTTTAAATTCATCATTAAGTAGTAAGTTGGGTTGAAAATGTTTACTACTATTCAACTTAATTAATTTAAAATTAATATCTAATTTTTTAGATACCCACTCTTCTAATTTGTATAATTCATTAAAATCAAACCATATTATATTTGGGTCATGATTATGCCATCTCGAATATGGAGTTAAAAGAACATGAAGTATACCCTTTGCGCCCTTTGTGAGGTTATCTAATTTATAAGTCTTTACAAAAATTTCAACTTGTTCTTTAATAGAATCGGATGTTTGCAAATCATTGGTTTTATAAAAAAAAATATCATTCATAGTTAGATTTAAACATTTTCCAAATGTATCAGTATCATTTGTAACATACGACCAATTTAAAAAGTGTCCCCATAATGAAATAAACCTGTCATATTTATCCCGTTTAACAGAAATAACATCATATGAATTACCAAATTTATCTCGTAACTCATTTATTGGCTCATGTCCATGATAAAGTGGAAAAATTTCAAAATTAGTGTAATCTACTTTAGTTATATCTACATTATATTTTTTATTTTGGGTTTCAATATCCCAATCTTTTTTCAAATGTTGTATCTTTAGATTTTGGTTTATACACGATGCCATAAAGGAAGAAGAGGCACAACGTGGTAATGATACATAAATAAATTTATTTTCTACTAACATTATAATATAGATTGTTTAATTATCTTACGTGGCCATACATTCAATGAATATCTAGTTCCTTTTATTATCTCGTCAACTGAATGAACTATATTTGAATCGAATATTAATACACTTCCTGTTTTTTTGGGTGTGGTGTGATTGGTTCTATTTGTAATATATTTAACATGACCACCTTCATATTCATCGTTAAGTTGAATAATGAAGGTGATTGTTGCACCATTTAAAATTTCATGATTATCCGAATGCCACTCTAAAAAATCCCCTTCTCCATATCTATTAAATGAATAACTCGGTACTTTTGTATAATATAAACCTTTAAATGGATTTAGGTTATTAGATAATTCGACAATCTTATTTGTAATATTTTTTAATAGTTCATTTTCCAATAAATCACCTAAAAAATAACAACCCATTCTTTTATTTCCAGTATAACTTACATTCTTTTTAATTAGTTTACCATTTACAATTAGTGATGATTTCATTTGGATTAGGCCCACAGACTCCCCTAAAAGAATTATCTGTTCGCACTCTTCCTGTGTTAAAAAATTTTCAATGTATTTGGTAAACATTATATTATAGTTTTAAAGTTTTTAATAAATTCAAAACCAACATTACCTGCAATAACTATTCTATCTAATGTTGAGTTGGGTGAGTTATTTGGTACGTGTGGCATATCTCCCGTCATTATAATCAAATCATCTTCTTCTGGTTTTACCCAGTATGTGATATCATTCTTTGATTTAAAGTATAAAACACCATCCTCTCCATTCATTACATCGGGCATTTGAACATAATAAACGTATGTATAATGTGGAAAAAATGATTTAGTAATTTTATTAAGTTTAGTATGCACATGATACCTCAACTCTCCTCCTAAGTCTCTATCTACATATGTCGGTTGTATTGGATTTTCTGATCTAACTATGTTAATCCAAGATTCTACATTTAATTTGTTATAATCATTACTTTCAATATATAATTCCTTACAATAATTGGTACTTAATTCAATTATTTTATCTAATATGGGTTGGTTTCCACAAGCTGCGATATCTAACACTTTATCATTTTCCGTTGTTAGATACCCAAAACCGTCGGTGATATTACCGATGTGGGATTTTATAACATGTTTTGCTTGTTTAATTATTTCATTTTTATTATCAAATAAATTAAGTTTTGTTTTCCATATAAATGTTGTATCATCAAAATATAGTTTTTCCATATTATATAATGTTTTTGTATATAGTATTTTTTTCTATAATAAAGTTATTATGAATTATTTTTTTTAAAAATGAATTTTCACAGTTAATAAAACTCATTAATTTATTATGTGTATTATTACTCCAATTAATACACATTTGTCTATTAATTTCATAATTTTTCATAAATTCTTCCACGAATAAAACAAATTTTTCAGGATTACCATTTGCTTTTTTTATTTGATTATAAAATGGATGCGGAGGCGTATCCAATATTTCGGCTACCACATCTAATGGATATTGATGTGTTGATATAAAAGGAATATTAGCTAGTAAGAATCCATACGTTTTTTCAGATAAATAGTTTGATGTAAAATCACCTTCTTTCCAATCCCAAGTTTCAGACAATATATGCATTTTAGACGTAGGAAGAATTCTCATCAAATAGTCTAAATAGTGTTCTATATTTTCAATCCAAGATATATCATCAAAATCATCTCCTTTATTAATATTGTAGTTGATATTTTTTTCTAATTGTTTAGAGAAAATATCAAATTCTTTATTAATACAATTATCTACTCTTGAAAGGTATATTCTATCATCATTTAGTTTTGCTAATCCATTTATGATATTAGTTCTGTTTCTCTTATGGTATCTCATAGAAAAACACAAATCATAAGGTTGGTTTAATTTACTAAATATATTTTTAAATTCATAATACCAACGAATTGATAAGAGTTCATTCCATTGGTGTATTGTATTAGTTAAACAAAAAAAGTGATTTGGGTATTTGGTTTTTACAAACTCATTAAAAATTACATTATCTGATATGATAAAATGATTTTTTAATCTATCTATTTGAACCTCCAAATCCATCACATTTGGATAGTTAATACCATCATATTTAATGATAGATTTTTCAGTTCGTAATAAAAAAATAAACCAATTATTTTTATTTTCCAAAGTATTGGATATCCATTTCATTATTGGAATATCATTAATACCAAATTCAGCACCCCATTTTCCACGATGAGACGTATCTCCTTCTTTTCTATTTACACAATCAATGTTTTTTAATTTATCATCCTCATTTATTTGTTCTAAACAAGTTAGAAAATCTAATATATGAGTCCCATCGGTATTATCATTTATAATAGGATTGAATACTAATTCTAAATCACACTCTTCGTATCTACAAAAAATAGAACCGATGTTATTAGTTAGTTCATATCTTCTATTAGTTGTTTTGTGAAACAACTTATAAAAAAGAGAAATAGAATAAAAATGATGGATATAAAATTTCATTTAAAAATAATAATCGTTTCGATGTTTGTTTTTTATATCAAACTATTTTTACTTTTCATTTTAGTATCGGTTTCAGTTAACCATCCTGATATTGCATATCGTTTGTATTCTATATCCGTTACTTCACTAACAAAGTGTCTATTTTTAATATTAATTACATCAAAAATGTTTAAACTATTAAATTTTGGTAGTAATTTATGAGTGGTATTATTATCATCATCAATAAAATTTAAACAACCACCTTTACTCTCATCAGCATCTTTAGTTAAATTATAGACAAATGCATACTTCCTATCTGGTGTTTTATCATCATGTGGAGATAGAAAATGTCCTTTTGTGTATTTTGAAACAAAAATATCTTGTGGAACAAAAAAATTATCATTAAGTAATCTACTTATTTCAAAATCAAAATTTAGTATTTTTAATAAATTATGTATAAATTCTTTATCTCTAATATTGTTATACCAATATGAAAAATAACCTTGTTCAAATTTACTTTTTTCAAATTCATAAGTTTGTTTGAAAATTGAACTAACTTCCCAATTTTTGTAATTATCTATTAAGGTATAAACTTTATTTGCACTTTCAATTGATAAAAAATTTTCAATTTGTAAAGGAGTTTCTTTTAATTGTTCTATATAATTCATAAAATATTTAGTATAACCTATTTTTTAACTTATCATCTTCATTTATCTGTTCTAAACAAGTTAGAAAATCTAATATATGAGTTCCATCGGTATTATCATTTATAATTGGATTGAATACTAATTCTAAATCACACTCTTCATATTTACAAAAAATAGAACCAATGTTATTAGTTAGTTCATATCTTCTATTAGTTGTTTTATGAAACAATTTATAAAAAAGAGAAATTGAATGAAAATGATGAATGTAAAATTTCATTAAAAATAATAACTAATTTTAATACTAAATTATTTTATTTTTTCTAATTTCCCAATATGTTTGCCAGTATTTAGGTCCATAATCATGACATAATTCATCACCTGATTCAATTTCCTTTAATGAATAAAATTCAATGAATTTATCATCTTTTACTTTCCAATTGATATTAGGAGAATCTGAATGATTATAAATAGCACCATATCCCAAGGGAAAGATTCTTTTGGTTGTATGTTCATCAATTTGAAATAAATAATCTAATAATGGGTTGATATTAGAATTATAAATTGGTAAAAAATAACAAGTTTCAACTATATCACCTATATTAATTTTTTCCAATGTAAATACACCAAACCCCTTTACATCATCTATATATCTGATTTCTAATTTAATTTTATTAAAAATTTTCATTTATTGAAAAATTCTATCATATAATTTTTTTATTATTAACTTCAAATCTTTTTTCAAAATTATCAAAAACCCAATTTTTAAATTCAGTATTATTTTCTATATTAGATTCATTTTTATTTGTGCTTCTATTTATTTTTTTTACTTTTATATTGACATTAAATTTGTCTTTCATAAATAAAGCGTATTCATCTAAATTTGAAATATCAAATTCATAGGTGCATTTCTTAGAAAGAGTAAAAAAATTTTGTGGAAGTAAAGTACAAAAATTTTGATATGTATCAAAATAAACATCACTAAACTTTAAATCTTCTTTAATCAATTTATTGTAAATTTGAAACCATGAATTGTGTTTTTGTAATGATGTGTCAAATAAATTATTGATATTTTCTAAATTAAAAAATGAATATATAAAATTATTATCGATTTCTGAAATAGGAATTATTGGAGTATGTTTATTATAATTTATAATTGTAGAAAAAATAAATTCAATAGAAGATTTAAATCTATCACCAATTTCTCTTTTTATACAAAATGTTTCCTTATCACCAAATTCTAATTTTAGTTTCCCCATTTCAACATGCGGATGTGGTATTATATCACTACCAATCGATTCATTCATTTTTTTTATTGAATAGAAAGTAGAAGAATGATTTATTTTAAGATTAGAATTAATTAATGATTCCTCAATTGAATAACTTGCGTTTTTTGGGATACTAACCCAAATCAATTCATCATTTATCAATAAAGACATTTATAAAAAACTTTTTGATTTTTTTTGTGTATCGTGATATAAATTTGTATTTTCAACATCCAACCATTTATGTAAAGGACATGCATCGAATTTAGGTGAAAATATCTTTTTATGAATAGGACACCCGCACTCCGAACATTTAAACTCTACAAGAGTACCTTTTACCATCTTATCACAACCTGTACATATATCCAATCGTGCTTCAGCTAGTTTTAATTGAGCTTCAGATGGGTTATTAGATATAATCCAAGATTCACCTATTTCCCTTACTTTATCAAACATATAACTAATTATTAATTATTATAAATGTTTTTCCTTTACCGCATCTACAAATGTATTAATTTTTTGTAAAAGAGCAGTTTTAACCGATGAACTGGTATTAATTCTCTGTCTTTTAAACAAATCAGTAAAATTTGTGTATGTTACATTTTTGTTAATTTCGGTTGCCATATTAATTTATTTTTTTAAATTCCACATCTATTTTATTATAATCTACTTCATATAAACCATCTATATTTAATGATAACGCGTTTTCAAAAGTGGTTCCAATCAATTCTTGAGCTATAACTCCTTGATATAAACCTTCTTCGTTTTTGTAATTATATTGATAAACATTTAATCCGAGTTCAGATACACCAATTAAAGTTAGATTTTCTTTATAGTTAATATCTGATGGTTTTTCGCTATTACAGAAGGCCCCAATGTTAAGGCTCGCACTACCAGGTGAGTAGGTAAACGATGCAGGAGATTTTCCACCGACAAATAGAGTTCTTGAACATGGACCCTGAAGGTTATAATTCCAAGGACAAGTTGTAAGCTGCCCACCACCTGTGCAAGTGAACCAAGTAACACAATATCCAGGGCCACTATTATATGTAACACTCCAATACCTACAATCGTAAGTGTAATTATGAGTAATTAATCCATACCTACTTTGATTTTCAGTTTCTTCCATAGTTATGAACCAATCTATTTCTTCAAAATCTAAAGTATAAGCAGTAAATTTATCAAATCTAAAATTTACCTCAGTTATTTTAGTAGTAATTAATTGACTTATATTCGTGTCATATATGAAAACTTCGTCTCCAATTTTCAGAAGACCGAACTTTTCGAATTTAACGTTTTCTCCATCTTTCACCATTATTTTAGCGTGTCCTACATCACTAAATATTGTATTCGATTCAGTATTAAAGGTTACTAAAATTCCATAATAATCAGAAGTTATCGCCTCATGGGCTAGAAATGTCGAAGATAATTGATAATCATTTATTACCGAATCGTATGAGGTAGACCATTCATCTAAATTTGACATAAGATCATCATCAAGTATATTTGGAATATTTAGAGTTTTAACCTCATCCCCTAATTTTAAACTTGTTGCCAATTTAGTAGTACCGTTTGGTAATAATATTTTAGTGTTATCGGTAGCACTCAATTCGATGGCAACTTCGGAAGCAAATGTATAAAATTTTTGAAGATATCTCATTCGATCCCAATGTTGGACTTGGTTAGTATCATCAAAATCTGCTGAAGATAGAAGTGGTAAAATTTTTGTTTTTTCTATAACTTGTAAGTTAATAATATCCAAATTTGAGCCATATAATAAATCTATACTTCTATATGTATTTAATCTACCATCAAATAAATCATCAGTGTTAAAAATATATTCTTGGATATATTCATCAACTTCCAAATTAGACTTTAAATCATTCAATTGTTCTAAAGTAGAAAGTTTAAATAATTTTGGATAAATTTTATTATCCGATGGTGTTACTCTTTTTTTAATACAATAATTAGGATGATTACCATTATCTCTTAATGTATCTCCAATACTATCTATACCGAATTCAGTATCATTAATATAACATTTTGGAATAGAATTGTTATCAGCATCATACATTAATCTTAAAAATCCCCAATTATCTCTTGTGTAGTTATCATCTATCAATGCAGTTGTATCAAATGATAATCGTATAATTAGTTTATCTTCTGCATCTTCTACAAAAGGAATTGTAGTAGAAGTGGCATCTGTGCTTATAGTTATTAATTCTATATTACTTTCAGATAAAAATGATTTCAAATATTGATCAAAAGTAAAATTGAAAGGTATTGTTGGTAATGAGTTCTCAGTACGATTTACATTTGTACTACGAAGTTCATTAATTTCATAATTAATTGAGTGAGATGTTTCAGAGGATGTACTATGTTCATTCGAAATCAATACAACTTCTGTAAAATTATTTGAAAGTACAAAGTTCTCAAATAATTCGGAATCAAAGTTAAGAGACCATTGGGTATCTAATTGAATGTTTGTATTTGTTTCTAATGCTTTGAAAGTACCATCGGTATCTTTCATAAAATCAGTGCCTATAATAACTGCTCTCATAATTCTATTTTTTTAGATTGATTTGTTTTACATAAATATAATAAAATTAAAATTTATGTGTATGACTGGTGTAAATCCAACAATGGGTCTTTGATATTGGAAAAATATATGAAAGATAATATAAAAAATCTATTATTAACGTTTCTTTTTTTCTTCAGACTGATATAACTTCAGTAGTTTGAGGGAATCTTTGTAATGCTTTTCAAGTCTATCCAATTCTTCTACAGGCACACATGAATCACAGGCATTGTTATATTGTTCCTCAGCCTCTTTGATAATATTTTGAATTGTGTTTAGAAGTTTCATACACACATAAATATTATCGAGGCACCACTTTATTTAGTTTTTAACAAAACTATATTATTAAATGTGTAAAAACCTGTAATCGGGTTATTTATATACGAACAATACTTACATGGGAATAATATCGGTAAATTTTTATAGTGGAGGAACGGATCTATACCTAAAGGCACTGACATGCACCGCGACATCATATAATTTATCATTTGATGGAGATCCTGGTAATCCAAACCCGGCGTTTTGTGACCTTGATGAAATTCTAAATTGTGATATCACACCCTTTGAATCTCAAGTTGCTGTGGGGCAAGAATTTTATCTTGCGTCAGGTGGACAAATTAGGGAGTTTTGGCGACCATTTGCCGCTCCGATTGCATATCAAAACGATAGTTTTGCTGGAGGGTGTCAGCCTTGTTCTGTAGAAACTCCAACCCCAACTCCCACACCATCACCTACTCCTATTGATTCATGTGTTTGTTATCAATACACCAATGATGGAGAACCTACCGGTATCAATACAATAACTTATTTAGATTGTAATCACGTTTCTCAATCTATAAACAACGTCCCATTCCCTGGAGGAACTGGATATTTTTGTGCAATACTTGGTAGTTACGCCGAAACTCCAGGTCTGACTATAATTCAAGTCGATGAATCTTTTTGTGGAGGTTGTATTGAAGTATTAACTCCAACTCCAACTGAAACTCCGACTTCAACTCCCACCGAAACGCCAACTCAAACTCCAACCGAAACTCCAACGCCGACAAATACAGAAACACCAACAAGTACCCCCACTACAACCGCAACAGTTGGATTGACTCCAACTGCTACCGAAACTTCTACGCCGACTCCAACTGAAACTCCAACGCAAACTGCAACAAATACCAATACACCAACACAGACTCCTACTGAGACTCCTACACAAACTCCTACGACAACGACTACGTTGACAGCTACTCCAACTGAAACACAAACCAGTACTCCTACAGAAACGCCTACCAATACCCCTACTACTACGGAAACTCCGACTCAAACTCCAACACAAACAGCTACTCCAACACAAACATCGACGAACACAAGTACTCCATCCGAGACCCCAACACAAACACCTACGCAAACACAAACTCCTACAAATACTTCAACACAAACACAAACTCCTACAAATACTTCAACACAAACTCCAACACAAACTCAAACTCCGAGTGCGACGAATAGTGTTATTGTACAGTTCCAAGATTGTACAAATGGATCTAACATATTCAGATTCGGAGGACCAAGTATACCTGTTACAATTGGGAATACATATTACATTACTGGTAGTTCGGAATTTGAAGGATGTGCAACAATTGTAAGTGGATTTACTACAGGTACTATATATGACTCCTTAGGGGTTACATTTACACAAGTTCCAAACTGTGCAGATTCTCTGTGTCCGAGAACAAATATAACTGCGGCATTATTATATAAGTGTTCTAACGGTAGTGTATTTTATGCTAATGTTAATGAGGACACCGCATTTGTTGGGGCGGCCTATCTTTACAATGGTGAGTGTTATAGTTTTGTTGAATTTTCTGGACCAGGTGGTCCTTACATGGGAGATCCTGATTATGATAATTGTTTGTTGTGTGTACCTACTCCAACACCGACTAATACTCCACAATCTACACCGACCCAAACACCAACAGTTTCAGCATCTCCATCGGCTTGTGCGTTCACAGATTTTTGTTTTTACACAACTTTACCTTCATTCTCAGGATACAATGGAAATTATGAATCGGCAGGAACATACAACTCAAGAATTTATTATTCTGGAGATGGATTAACTTCTGCGGTTATTTATCATACAACTCAATATTGGTGTTTGAGTACTTCTTTGGGGGGTGCTTGTATATTGAGAGGTTCTAATCCATGTAATTCACAGTGTCCTGACATTTCTGCTAATGATTTTGAGGGAGGTATATGTCCTACTCCGACGCCAACTCCGATTGATTGTTCTACTTTTGATTTCAACGCTTACTTTGATTGTGATTGGGAACCAGTTCCAACTCCAACTCCGAGTGTTGCTTGTGATGATGTTAATTTTATAATTGATTCTATTGGTGTTACACCAACACCAACACCTTCAGGTAATTTCTGTTCGGGAGTTGGAATTAATTTTAGTTTGAGTGGGTATACCTCAACTACTCCAACGGTAACTTTGACTCCTTCGGTAACACTTACAAGAACAGTTTCAATTGGAGGTAATAGAACATTTGAAATGTTAGACCAAACATTCAGTTGTGTCTCAGTTAAAGTATTGACTGATTGCGACACAGGAGAAGAATTCTACACTAATGATTCATTATCATTTAGCGGAACTCCTGTGATAGTTGGTATGACAATGTTTGTACAGGTTAATGGAACTAATCGTTGTGTGGTTTATACGAGAGATGATAACAACTTGTCATCTAATAGTAATCTTGGGGATATTGTTCAAATTTATTCTTCTTGTGAATACTGTAGCAATGTTCCAACACCGACAGCAACGGTAACATCAACTCCAACACCGACACCATCGGCGACGGCAGGTATCACACCTAGCGTTACTGCAACACAAACTGCAACACCATCACAAACTGCGACAAATGGAACCACACCTCCACCTACGCCAACTCAAACTAGAACTCCAACGGCAACAAATACACCAACACCGTCCATAACGGCATCACCATCGGCAACACCTAACTTCTTATATGTTTATCAGTCATGTATTCGTATTGGAGCAGGAAGAGGAACGATACAACAAGTTATTCAAACACAACCAGTATCTTTCACAATTGCGGTCAATGAGGTATTCAAAGACAATGACGGAAATTGTTGGTATTATGTTGGTCAGTTCAACACATCTTACATTCCATCTCCAAAAGTTACTCCAATCAATTTTGGTGGTAACTATTTCACAGGTGTTCCGAGTGAGACCTATACCAATTGTGAAACTTGTGCAACCGCTAATACAGGTACCTTTGGTAATAGTGGGGTTAGTGATATAAGTGTTTCTGACGCTTGTTCCGACGCTATTATCAATCCGAAAACATTATATTCAAATTGTCAGACAATTAGCCCTGGATGTATATTATACACAGATTTTACATTACAGAACGTGGTTAGTGAAATATATGTATTCCACCAAGGAGCTAACTGGGACTTAACTGGATCTGGTGTTGTAATCGGATTATCATCAACTCAATGTTAAATAAAATATAGATATGGAAGTACAAGTAACAATCAACAATATTACAGGACAAACTCCATTTGACATATACGTGTGTCAAGTGGATGGTTCGGGTTGTTTTTATATTTCAACGATAAC